GAGGATCGGCCTATGAGACCTATATGGACTTGTAGCCAGAAGCGTGAGCTTCGTGCTGCTGAAAAATTGTTGCAGAATAAAATTCGAACATTCACAGCCTCCCCTGTTGAGCACTCTGTTGCTCTTAATCGTTTCTGTCTTGATATGAACACGAAGTTCTATCAATCGAACAATAAGACTTGGTCTTTTGTCGGTGCCTCGAAGTATCTTCAAGGTTGGAATGCACTTTTTGCCCGTCTGGCGAAACATCCGTATGCTTTTGAACTGGATGAATCAGAGTATGATTCTAGTTTATTTGCCCGGGCCATGTATGGCCAAATGGAAATACGGTGGAGTATGCTGGCGGAGGAATACAAAACTCCGGAAAATTCTCGCAGGTTTCAACGCCTGTATGACGACATAGTTCATTCTGTGATCGTTCTTGAGAATGGTGATCTTATTCAGAAACACACTGGAAACCCGTCGGGATCAGCCAATACGATAGTGGATAATACCATGATTCTATTTCGGTTGTTCGCGTACGCTTGGTTAGAAGTAGTGCGGGAAAAATTTGGGAAAGTAAATGCGGCTTCTGCTGCAGATGCGAATACCTTAGATATTACCAAGCGAAACTACGAAGGTGTTGTGTTCGGAGATTATCAGGACTTTATTGACAATGTGGAAGCTGCCTTAAATGGTGACGACAACACGTTTACAGTGTCTCAGCTGTGTGTTGATTGGTTTAACCCAAAGTCGATAGCCCCGATTTGGAGTGGCATAGGTGTCACTACCAAAACCCCTTGTGAAGAACCTCGTGCGTTGAAAGATGTGCAGTTCCTCTCTCAAGGTTTCCGTGAAGAAAACGGTCTCTGGTTACCTGTTCCAGATACAGATCGTGTTTTGTGTTCACTCAAATGGGGTTCTAGTGTTGACGATATTCGTTGGCACCTGATGAGAGCGTACGCGCTGCGAATTGACTCTTGGGCAAACCTTGAGTGTCGCTCCTTCATTCAACGTTATGTTGAGTGGGTCTGGAACAATCCAGAGTACAAAGAGCA